TGTTGTGGCTATAGCGCATGCGCCCGCGATGGTCAGCTTGGCCGCCGCCAATGTCGTGCCGCCGTTGCTGTCTGATCCTGTCTTGGCCACGTACAGCACGTTTGATGTGGCCGTGCTCTCGCCGGAGATGGTCATCACGTCGCCAACCATGGCAGTTGTGATTCCCGAGCCACCCGCTATCTTGACAGTCTCGCCGTCCGCTATCTGTGTGCCCGTGGAGTCATCGCCCACGAATATGATTCCCTCGCTGGCCTGGTTGCTGGTGATGGTCAGTGTGTCGCCAGTGAAGTTTGTCGTGACCGTTCCCGCGCCCTGTATCTTTAATGTCTTGCTGGAATTGAATGTGTTTATGGTGCTGTCGTCGTCCGCTATGGTGAGCTGTGCGCTGTGGTATGGCAGGTTGTTCCAAGCAGTTACGCCATCCCCGATCTTGAGCAATCGCGTGTCCAGCTCGTAGCCGGCCTCGCCCGCGGCCAATACAGGATTGGCTGATGTCCAGTTTGCTGCCTGATCCCTTCGTAATCTAATCTGTGCCATTATGCGTTCCCACCATCTATTTCCACCTCACTGACGCCGTTGTAGATCGAATATGCGCTGCCGCCATCGATCTCCATCTGCGTGGAAGTATTTGTTATAGTTAGCACATTTCCCAGCACCGCGGTGCTGATGCCCTCTCCGCCCAGCACTTGCAGCGTGTCGCCGCCCGCCAGTGTGGTTCCTGTGCTGTCATCGCCTATGAATGTGAAATTGGTAGCACCACCGGAGCCCGTTATGGTAATAATGTCCCCACTGAGAGATGTGGTAACCGAACCCGCACCCACTATCTGGAAGGTTGATCCGGAATCTATAGTGGTGGTCGTTGACGCATCGTCCGCCACAAAGAATGATGTGGACGCGGCGGACACCTGGGAGTCAACGTAGGCCTTGGTCGCGGCGTCCTGCTGCGCTGAAGGATTGGCCAGCTGTGTGATGGTGTTGCCGTTCATGGACAGCGTGCCCAGTATGTTCACTGCGTCATTGATCTGTATCGCAGTGGAATCACCGGAGCTGATTTCATTTATGTCTATGGTCTTTGGCACAGCAGTGAGATATGAACTTAGATCTGGTCCGGTGATGGTCAGCGTGTCGCCCGTGACCGCTGTGGTGATGCCCACCGCCCCGGCGAATTTCATGGTCTCTCCCGAATTCAGCGTGGTGCCCGTTGAGTCGTCACCAACTATCGTCGTGGTCGAATTGGTTAGGTATGAAGACAGGTCGGGTCCTGTGATGGTGACTACGTCATCCACAACCGAAGTTGTTATGCCCGTGGCCCCAACAAATTTCACGGTCTCCGCAGTGTTTATGGTGCTGCCTGTTGAGTCATCGCCCACGAATGTTATGCCCACGAACGATGCCAGAGTAGTGAAGCTGAGCTGCCCTGATCCGTTGGTTGCCAGAACCTGGTTGGCAGTGCCATCCGCTGCGGGATATGTTATTCCATTGGCAACAAAACCACTGCTCGCTGTCAGTGTGCCACTGACATTGATGCCGTCATTGATCTGTATCGCTGTTGAATCTGTTGATGAGATTGAATTTATGTCTATGTCCTTGCTGCCAGTGATCGTCAATACATCTCCTGACACTGCTGTTGTGATATTACTTGTGCCCGCTATCTTGAATGTCTCTCCGGAGTTTACCGCTGTGCCTGTTGAGTCATCTCCCACGAAGGTCAGAGACTGTGCCGTGTTCTGTTCGTCGATGTATGCTTTCACCGCCTTGGCAGTGGGCAGGGTGTCATCGCTCGCGGAGACCGAGGCAAGGTCAGTGTCAATCACACCAGAGGCAAAGTCCGCCACTTCCAAGTTTGAAATGCTGTTGCCCGTGCCGTTGGCGTCGATGGTCTTGTTGGTCAGGGTGGCCGTGCTTGACGCCGTGATGAAGGAACTTATATCTGGTCCTGTGATAGTCAACGTGTCACCGCTCACTGCAGTGGTTATGTTCTGCGTGCCTGCTATCTTGAATGTCTCACCATTGTTGAAGCTGGTGCCGGTTGAATCATCACCAACCACTGTGAATAAATTATTTAAACTTGGTCCTGTGATGGTTAAAGTATCTCCTGATACTGCAGTTGTAATATTAGATGTTCCTGCAATTTTTACAGTTTCTCCCACTCGAATATCTGTGCCAGTGCTGTCATCACCCACCACTCGAGCAACCACAGTGGAGAAATCCAAAGATATCGTGCCCGTCGATGTGATCGGATTGGTTGGAGATGCTGTAAGTCCTGTGCCTGCTGTGATCTCCAGCACCGTTCCTGGCCCAAGCCCTGCCACTCCGCTGTCCACGTAATTTTTTGTGGCAGCATCGTTAGCGTCCACGGGGGTGGCAACTCCCTTGATCAGGTTGCCCTGCATGTTCAACTGTCCCGACACGTTCAGTCCGTCCTGGATCTGTATCGCTGTTGAATCCGAAGATGATATCTCGTTGACTGTGATTGCGTTTGACAGTGCTATCGTGATCGTGTCCGTGGCACTTCCCAGCGAGGCACTGGTGTCGATGCTGTTGCCGCCTGCTATCTTGATGCTTTCGAGGCCGCCAGAGTAGAAGCCCGTGCTGTCATCACCAACAAACTGTAAGGGATCTCCTGCTCCCTTGACCACTATGAAAGATCCCATGAATGCGTGATTCTGGCACTGGTATGACAATTTTCCCCTCGACGGAGATTCCACGTACAACTCGGTGTAGGCACCGCTGGTGCCGGCAGTGCCCACCTGCGTCACATATGAAGTGCCAGTGAAATCCGGGAATGCCCTGCTCTTGTATTCATCATAGTAGATGTTGATGGGATGGCTTGAGTTGCTGGCAGCCGATTGGTTGAATCTATATATCTTGCCCTGCTGTATGTCTATGTATGGCGCCGCCACTCCGTTGATGTAGTAGCAGGATGCGGATCCCTGTCCGAACCACTTGCCGTCCGCTGGCTTGGTGCCAACAGTGACAGTAAGGTTGACCACCGCGGTGGTCGCAGCTTCGATGTAGGCGTTCCTGGTGATGAATGTGTCCGCTATCACGCTGGCGTTGGTCTCCTTGGGCAGCGTGATGTTGCCGGAAACATTTATGGCGTCATTGATCTGTATGGCCGAGCTGTCCGTGCTGGATATCTCATTGACGTTGATGTTGGTCGTGCCGGCTATAGTCACCACGTCGTCAACTACCGCGGTAGTGATGTTGTTGCCGCCCGCAAACTTTAAAGTTTCTGATGTGTTGATGGTGCTGCCGCTGCTGTCATCTCCAACGAAGGTCAATCCAGTGAAGCCGCTGAGGTTTACGAAGCTGAGCTGCCCTGATCCGTTGGTGGACAGGATCTGGTTTGGAGTGCCGTCCGCTGCGGGATATGTAATTCCACCGGCTATGAGGCCCGTGGTCTTGGTGGTGCCGCTGACGTGTAATGCTGTTTCTGGTGAGGTATGCCCGATAGCCACTCGCTGGTTGGTGACGTCCAGATAAAGAATGTTGGTTTCGAATGCCAGATCTACCCCGTGCCTAGTCAGGTTAGAATGCAACATCGAACCAGTAATACGGCCTATAGCCATCACGAGCTCCCTGTTCTATGTTAGCGAGGATATCCCCGCACCACCAGATTACATTGCCGGTGGACCGCAGTATAGGTATTTAGCTTTAGACGAGAAAAGGGCCTTGCGGCCCTTTTCAACTACTTAGGAAGTGTTTTACTTATTAGTTCTTGGCTTGCACGAAGCAATTTACCATGCCAATTCCTGCATCAGATTTGCTCTCAAGAGCTCTTCCGATGACATGGAAAGGGTTGATGGATTCGCCAGTTTTAGCAGCTCTAGCAGTGCCTTTTACGCTGGATGATACTATTCTGTCACCTTTGTTGACTGCGCCGATGACTCTCACGTGAGTTCTACCGGTCATGGCCACAAAAGGATGTGATTCGTTGTTGCCAGCAGCAGCGTTCATCATGTAGGCTGGTTTTGAAGAGATGACACCAAAAACCTGTTCAGAAAGTTCTTCTGAGGTTTCAGTGATCTCTTGTGCGCCACCAAGCATGACAACTGCGCCTTCGGTCATGGGAGCATCTGCTGCGAATCTCTCCGCGATGTCCGCGTATTGAGCTGAAGTTGCTGTGGCGTTGACGATCCTGCATCTGATGTCAACCAGGGTTGCGTCGGTTGAGCTGATGGCTGTTGGATCCGCCGCGTTTGCTGCAGCACGCATGGCCGTCCATGCTCCGCTGGCCGCTGCGTCGTAAATTGTTGAAGCGTCATCAACGAATGCCTCATCCCAAACCCAGTAAGCGTCCTGGTCCGTGGCTGCTGATGATTCACCCCTGTTTACTTTCAGTCCTGAGAACAGAGGAACGTTGGCGTTGCCTGATATGTTCCTGTTGCACTCGATGATGTTGTCCTCAACCGAAAGCGTGGTGGTGTTGATGATTGTGTTTGTTCCCGCCAGTGTTAGATCACCGTTGATCCTGACATCGCCTGCGAATGTTGACAGTGCAGCGGTAGTGGTCAGCACCGTGGTTCCGTCCACCACAGTGGCGATGGATCCTGTGCCTGAATCTGTCACCGTTATGCTGGTGTTGCCTGTGCCGATTGTGGCAAATGATAAAGCAGCAATCGAATCGTCAACATATTTCTTGTTTGACGAGTCTCCGTCCGATGTTGGCGCTGCTGTTGAAAGTCCTGTTATCTTGTTGGTAGTGGCGCTGATAGCTACATCACCCACTGCCAGTCCGTTGTTTACCCTAAAGTTACGTGTTGTCATGGTTCCATATCTCCCGCATGATTGTTAGTTTGTGCAGTGTATCACTGCGTGGGTATTTAGCAACAATATGGGAAATGTTATCGTTAGAGCTGTTATAATGCGGCTATGGCCGCCTGGAACGCCGCGTAAGTGGCCGAGGCCGCGGCTATGCTCTGTATAGTGGCCACGTCCAGTTTCTGCGATCCACCACCACCGTTGCTGCTGTCAAAGCCTTCCAGGGCGTAGATCCTGGCGCTGGGGTGTGGTGCCGAAGTGAAAGTGATGTTGGTGCCGGATATGGTGTAGTTCTCCGTGGACTCCTGATGCACGTTGTCTATGAATACAAGTACGTTGGCTGCGGAAACCGGTGTGGCGGAAAAGAATCCTGTGAAAGTTGTTGTTGAGCCATCTCCCGTTGCGGAGACCTTGGATATCGCTGGTGTGGTTCCGTCGGTTACGACAAAACTTACCCAGTTGGTGCCATCCGTGCTGCCCTCATATTTGGTCGTCTGCGTGTTGAATCTTATAACACCCGAGGCAGCCGTGGGCCTAGCTCCTGTGTCACCCTTGGGCAACAATATTGCGTCGGTAGCAGAACCAATATCTAGTGTGTAGCTTGGTGTGCTGTCTTTGATACCAATTCTATCATTGCCTGCGTCCACGTAAAATAGAGCAGCTGAGTTATCTCCAGAAATCTGTGTGTCCACGTCAGCACCTGCAGCATTGATCTGAATTGAGCTGCTGGCAGCACCTTCTATTTTTAATATTCCGGTGTTGTTGTCTAATGTTGTGTCGGTGCCATCATGTGTGATGGTGAAATCTGCAGAGGCACCCACTGTGAATGATTGTGAGTCTGCGGTGATGTCCAGTCCCGCATTGGCATTCAAGTTTGTAGAGGCCGTGATCACGCCAGTTGAGCTGGCGATTGTCATGGCCGCCGTGCCATCCAGCGCCTTGATCGCGCCCGTGTCCACAGAGGTTTCTGCTCTGATTATGCCTGCGTGTATTCTTTGATATGAGTCGATCGTGATGTTGCCCGTGGTGACGCCGGTCTCTTCTGATGTGGTTGCGAACGCGAACTCATCCGCTGATTCATCCCAGAAGAAAGCCACGTTGGATAGAGATCCCCTGTTGATTAACAAGCCCTGGTCGGAGGTATTGGCGTTGCCGCCGGAATTATTTTTTGCCAAAATGATCAAGGGATCTTCGATGCTCAATGTCGTGGATTCTATGGTCGTTGTTGCACCATTCACTGTAAGGTTACCGCCTATGGTCACGTTGCCTGATGCATCCACAGTGGTGAATGTACCTGCCGCTGCCGAGTTGGCTCCTATGATGGTGCCGTCGATCTCTCCACCCGCAATGTCCACTGCGGTCATCGCCACCTGTCCCGTGCCATTTGGTGTGATGGTTATGTCCAGGTTGGTGCTTAATCCAGTGATGGTCTGATTGGCTATCTGTAAATTGTTTAATTCTATGTTACCGGTGTCTCTGATGTGGGCAACGTCGCCTTGGCCTTCCACGAAGAAATGTATCTGATTTTGGTCTGGAGCCCTCTCTACCTCAATACCGGTATTGCCGTCGGAATCTGCAAGCGAAAATGCCGATCCTCCTGTTGCCGGTAGGCTTCTCCAAAATCCACCCGATCCCTCAGAATCTCCGCCCACATAGACCTCGACCTGTGCCAGTTGCGTGTTGTATCTGATGTCTCCGTTGTTGGATGTGCCTCGTTCTGCGGTGGTACCGTTTGGTAACCTTATCGCGCCGGTGTCATTGATGTGTAATTTTCTCTGTGGTGATGCTGTGCCGATACCTATGCGTGAATTGGTAACATCTAATACTAATAGGTCCGTTTCGAATGCTAAATCAGTGCCCGACCTTAAAAGGTTGGCCTTTAACATCTGTCCTGAAATACGTCCGATTGCCATGCTTTAACCTTGGTTTTTTAAATACTTTTACCTACTATTTATTGCACACAAGCCAAAACTAAACCTTAAATATTGCTTTATTATGCCATTAAAAATCCTATCAGTTGCCGGCGATCTAGGCGAGTTATCGCATGAAAGCATGTCCACAGCTTTGTCCGCTAGGTTTGACACCTTGATAGTGGCGGGTCACCATGCCTTGTATAATCAGGCCAATTATGCCTGTGTGAACAAATCGGAACAATTGGACAAAATGATCAAGGAACGCTCGGGAAAAACAACGATTATTGCTCCTCGGGATCACTATGCAAAATTTGTTTTTTACAAATATATAGAATGTGCCCCCACGTTTACGGATCTGGCAGATTACAATTTTGATGTGTTAGGATGCTCTCAACAATCTTTCGCATTGGCCACAGCATGCTGGATAGGCAACCCCGTCATTGCACTTTTTGATTTCATGCTGGAGCCCAAGAAAGAGACCCCGGCTCTGAAAGCAATTTTTAGGATATATCCCAACACCTCTTTCCTCTTCGTCAAGCTCAGGAAAGGCAACAGGACCTCGGTTTTTGATGACGTGCCAAATTTAAAGCAAATGGATGAAACAGAATTTATAAATTTTTACAATCAATATATCAAAGAGAAATAGCATGCAAAAATTAAAGTATCATGTCATGATAGAGTGGCCGGCCACGTGTCGCAACAGATCCGAGCGCACACTCAAAAACAGGCCCGATCTGGTGTTCAAAATAAATGAATTCACAACCCGAGTTATAGAGATATGTAAAAAATACAAGCAGCCCATCCAAGTGGATCAAAATTACAACATGCTTGGCATCAAGACATGGTGGGCCGACGGCGATGAGCTATATCACTTCCTCATGACACAGGACCAAAACAGTCTGCAAGTGGTTCCGGAACTTGGGGTCGTAAATGGTCTGTCTGGTTTGCTGGTGATGTTCAAATTTCAAGTGCTGGGAACCAAAGATAAAAAAGATAGTATTATAGTTTATTAAATTTGTGCGTCTGCAAATCCGCTGATCACAACCACTCTCGCACCCACGTGAGGAGCATCTCCCCCTGTGATGGTGATAGAACTTGTTGAGCCGTCGGTGGTGTAGTTGAAGTCAGGTTCTTGCATCACTCCGTCGATATAAACTATTACGTTCTCTGGAGCAGTGGCCACGTTGGGAGATACAAAAGTGAGAGTTGAACCATCTCCTGTAAAAACATCTTTGATTACCTGCCGAGAGGTCTGCTCCGTTCTAAGAGCGGTCCACGTGCTGCCATCCTGTGACACTTCGTATTTGCTGGTGTCCGTGTTGTATCTTATAATACCTGCGTAGGCGGATGGTCTTTGTGCTGTGGTGCCGGAAGGCACGACAACTCCTGATGTGCCCAGTAATACAAAGTTTCCCGTTCCGTTAGAATCTAATTCAAAATCTCCATTGGTGTTGTTCAATGTAATTTTATTTTCAGAGAACGAAAAATCTCCAATTGTGATGTTGGCCGCAGTCGCTAAATGGTTCAATGTTACGAAATCTTGTGCGTCCACAGGATCCGCTCCCGCCATTCTCGCGAAGGACGTGTCTGTGATGTTGGTCACCGTGGAACCGTCTGATGTGGAAAGCACTATCTTGAACTTGTCCGAGCCCTCGTCCCAATAGAACACTGCGTCGTTGCCGGCCCCTTGTCTCTTGATCATTATACCAGCGTCGTTGCCCACGCTGCCACCGCTGTTCAACATCAACATGTTGTCCTCGATCTCCATGTTGGTCGTGTTGACCACAGTGGTCTCTCCGGTCACTGTCAGGTTGCCTGTGATGCTGACGGAGTCCTGGAATCTGGCAGTGCCGTTGACGTCCAGGGCGAAGTTGCCCGGAGCCGCGGTCTTGATGCCCACCCTCTGATTGGTCACATCCAGATATAATAAGTTTGTTTGAAATGCCAGATCCGTGCTGCGAGTCAGATTAGACTCTAGCATTTGACCTGGTATACGTTGAATAGACATAGTTTTACCAGTTATTTATTTGTTTTTTACATTCTAAATAGTACCTATAAATAGCTTGATATATGTCCATAGAACTCATCATAAAACAGGTAATAGACGAACAGGTCCAGAAGATCACCAGGGCCTACATAGATAGGTTAGACAGCGACAATCGCCTCATAAATGATAAGCTCAAATGGACTGAACAGAAATTGAACGAGGCCCTTGCTAAATTAAATAGCCACAACAACATCATAGCCGATAGAGAGCTCAGCGGCAACAAGATACATGGTGGATTGATCACTGATTTCACCAGCACAGGCATACAGGATGCCGCGACACAGAAGAAATTATCCGTGCAGGATGACAAGATAGTGATAGAAAATGACCTTGAGGTCAAGGGCACTGTGCATTGCAAGACCATATTCTACTACACGGCCAAGGCAGACAATCTAGACGTGCTCAATTCCGTGAGGATCGACAGCAACGAGGTGTTGTGGAAGGACAGGTTGGGGAATTCGGTCACAAAATCAAAATTACAGGAAGTGGGGGTGCTCAATGAGCTCAACGTGGCGGACACCCTGCACGTGGCCAAGAACAGCGTGGGAATAAACACCAACAGTCCCAGCGGTCTATTTGGCATCAAGAAGGATGGCATAGAGATAGTGGCAGACGTCAAGGGCAACCAGGCCTACGTGGGCACAGCCAACAGCGATGATTTCACGCTGGGCAGTTCGGGAGAACCCACAATTTTCATATCCGGCAGCAACAACGTGGGCATAAAGATACGCAAGCCCAAGGCGGACCTAGACATAGCCGGACCCTATAGGTTCCAGGGACAGACACATCAATACAACGATGCTCCTCCCAACGCCGGCAGCTTCGCACAGGGAGACATAACATGGAACACTCAGCCAGTCAAGGGCGCTGTGGTGGGCTGGGTGTGCGTGAAGGCCGGGGCTCCAGGCACATGGATGCCGTTCGCGTCGATATAAAATTTAATTAAACTGAATCAAAACCGTGCAGCACGGTCATCGTCTTGTTGTGGTCACCTACCAGCACCGCGGCCAACGTTATGTTGCTGCCAGCGATCGTGTATGTTGATGGTTTCTGATACACACCTTCCAGGAACACCAACACATTCTTCTCGTCGGTTGGGCTCAGTGCCGATGGCAGGGCGTATGTCAATGTAGGGGTGTTGCCGTCTATGGTGATGCTGTCAGCAGTCACGTCGGCTATGCCTCCAACTCCGCCACCTACCTGTAGGAAAGTGGTTCCATTGTAATATTCTAGATTGTTCAAAGTTGTGTTGTATCTCATCATGCCGGCCACCGGGGCGGTTGGCTGCTGCGCCGTGGTACCCTTGGGCAACATCACCGAATTGTTGCTGCCGTTAAGTGAGATGTTTTTTACTGATCTGCCCATGGCCTTATAGTCCTATGGTTGATATGGTCGCCACTATCAATCCAGACGAGTCTGGGGTCTCTATGTAGATCTTGTCGCCGATCGCCAGTATCAATTTTTCTGAATCTATGATGTAGGTGTCGTTGCCTCTCACTGTGAGGTTGCTGTAAAGTTTATTGTTCACTGATGGGGTGTAGGTGGATCCATCTGATATCAGCACGTAGATGTTCACCGTGGCGTCCTGCTGTGTGACGTTGCACAAATGTATGGTGGTGACTGCCACGTCTCCTGCGGCCACAAACGCATGATCGTTGGCTGTGAGCAAATTGTTACAAAGTTTCTGTGTAATAGCCATATGTTATCCCAATGCAATCGCGTAAACGGTTGCTTTCCTCTTACTTATCAGTTCCTGCTCCTGTCCTGACCTTACTGCCGAATTAATTAAAAATAAGCCAGTTTCGCCGCCGCTGGCAGTTTTGCTGTATACTTTGGTAAACGCTGTGGCTGTTGGTGTGGTGGCGTTGCTGCTAAATGTCAGTACGTTGTTGATGACCACGAGACCTGTGCCATTTGCTATCAGCTCGAGATTGCTATTTGTAGAGCCCGTGCTTATGCTGTTGATATTTGATAAATTTTGTTTCAGATCAATGGTTATTGTGTTGGTGGCAGAGTTCAATAACGTCTGGATGCTGCTGCCGCCCGCGATGTTGATAGTTTCTCCATCCGCGATGATGTCCGCGTTCACGCCGTCCGTGACTGTGAAATCATTCATTGTGCCCGCCGCCGATATGGCTATGTCCACATAACCTCTGGTGCTGGCGTCTGTGCTCTGCTGTGGTTCACCCACTTGTAATCTAGCCAGCTCCGTGTTGTTGGCCAGTATGGTGGTGCCTGCGCCTTCTGCTGTGAGTCCCATCTTGAAGGAATCTTCGCTCTCGTCCCAATAGAACACCGCGTTCTTGGCCAGTGCGCTGTCTGATCCCAACAGTCCCCTGTTGATGTAGACTCCGCCGTCCAAGGTGGTTCCCGAGTTGTTCCTGTTCAATTCTATGAATGTGTCTTCCACGCTGAGCATGCTGGTGTTGACCACTGTCTGGTCACCATCCACTGTGAGGTCTCCCTTTACTCTGAATGTCTTTGCGTCAATTATGACCTCGCTGGTGCCCGATGTGCCGGCCCCTGCCTTTATGATGTAATCTCCTGAGGTCCTTAGTGTTTTTGCCATATGTCCTTTGTATTTATAACGGATGGGGGAAGCCAAAAACTCCCCCACATCCACCTATAAAGCACGTGTGCTGGTATTATCTTACGTCGATGTTACCAGAACTTGCTACTTGACCTTCGTCAGTTCCTTCAGAACCAAGTGTGTACTTGATCTTGCCGGTGTTGCCTGCTGTGTCCACGTAGCTCACAACATTGTTGTAGAACTTTGACACGTAAGCCACTGTGGAGTCATCCAGTATCACTTGCACGCAGAACTGTCCCATTCCTGATGCGTCAGCAGCAGATAATGAGCCCGGGGCAACTGCCATCAGTTTCATTACCGCTTCGGTAGAATCATCCATGTGTATTTTGAAAGTTCTAGATCCTCTTTGTTTGACGATGTAGGCCACAGTGGAATCAACTTTTGATCCACCAAATGGTCTGTATGCTGTTACTGCTATCTTTCCTGATAGGTTACCACCAAACGCATCTGATGCGCCTGACAGTTTTCTTTTTTGTATGGGTCTTCCCATTTTTTTTCTCCTTTGTTTAGGAGTCCAATGCACGTTCTAGGTGCTACGCGGTGGTATCCGCATAAGTCTCCACACCATTGTGGAGCGCTATATGAACTGTGTGTATTTATGGTGTTTTCTAGTTTATTATGTGGTATGATAAAAGGGCGATGCACGTCTACACCGCCCCCAGTTTCCTTCGCCGTATTACTTCTTTTTGTAGATACTGTACAAGACGAAGATGGCCACCAGGCCAACCAGTCCTTCAGTTGAGAAAGTTTTTACGAGTTGGGTGATGTTGCCTATGATGTTGGTCGAAGACAAGAACGGTATGCTCTGTCCTTTGAACAACACTTCCAGCACTATCCCAAGGGCTAGTAGGGTCACGCCTAGGTCTGCCAGGTTTGATGCCCACGCTTTTACTTTGTTTAAGTATTCCATATGATTGGATTCCTTTCACATTGTTGCGACGGACATGATTGTCCGTGGAAATATTTAAAGGCTATTTCAACAAGTTAAAACGGTAGATTTGGTTCTAGGGCACTGCAACAGTGATTTATTTTGCCTTATGTGCGTGTATTTGATTTTTTGGTCAAAAAAAAGGCGCCATTTCTGACGCCTTTTTCGAAATTCCTTAATCTTACGATTAACTGAATTTTAAGTTGGTAGAGTTGATCGTCACTGTACCAAGGTAGTCAGCCGCATTACCAAGAGATGACGCAGTGTTTGATAACTCTACGTAACCGTATCTTGTTAAGAAGCCCACTACTGGTTCAAAAGTAGACGGATCTAGCACAACGCCAGAAGACATCAACGGTATGTATGGACAATAGAATGCAGGAGCATCAGCTTCTGACGATCCTTTGTATCCTACTAATATACTTGCGTTGTCTGCGGCGTAAGCGTTAACGTACACTCTCATAGCAGAGTTTAAAGTTCCCACAAACTTGGTGTTTGATGGAGCTTCGAACGTGCCTTCAGTTGATCTTGCGAACGCTGAAGTTGTTGCTGATTGAAGTACAGTTAAAGCAGTTGGAGATACTACAGCGTAGTTTCCAGCGCCTCTTCTTGTTCTTTGTGCGATTGTGTTTGCCACTCTGTTGATCAAGATTGCAAGTGCCGCGTGCTCATCGCCCACGAAAGTTGCAGTTCCAGATACAGCCGCTTGGTCAAACGCTTGTGTGTTGCCAGAACCAGCTAGTGTCAATAAAGAACCGATGATTTCTTGGTCGATCTCAGCAGTAATTTCTTGTGCTAGAGCGGCCATGATTTCAGCTTCGATATCGATACCTTGCTGTGCCTGAGCGTCTTGAGCAGCTTCAAAAGTCCATCTTGCAGATAGTTTTCTTGATTTTGCTTCAACAGCTTGTTTTAAGATCTGGATGCTTAATCTTTTTCCAGGAGTACCTTCTAAAGAAGACGTAGCGCCTGCTTTAGTGTCGGTAGCGTTTCCTGAATAAGCTTCAGCGATCTTGAATGGAGATAACGCTTCTTCGCCTGCAGTGGTAGTTGTAGTACCGCCGACTGAATCAGCATATCTTATTCTTAAAGTGTGGATTTGTCCTACTGGACCAGTCATAGGTTGAACACCAACTAACTCGTTAGCGATAACGGTAGGTAGTACTCGTCTGATTACTGGAAGTATGACTCTGTTTAAAGTAGCAACGTTGCCTGAGCTTGTAGCTCCTGCAGTAGCAGACTCTGATAAAGCTCGTCTAGTGTTTTCTAGGACGATATCTAAAGTCTTCTTCTTGTTGCCAGTTAAACCTTCGGTCAATGCGGCTTTTGTTTCGCCCCATTTTGATTCAAATAGTTCTGACATTTGATCTTTTTCCCTTTTGGTTATTGTTATATACCCGCCAATTTGCGGATACTTGTTAAATCAGCATCTTCTCTTTGTGATCTGTCACCCTTGGCTTCAGAAATTACTTTCTTGCCCACTGGCGCAGTTGACTTGTCGTCCATCACTGGAGCGAGATACTTCGCATAAGCAGATTTCAGAGCATTTGTTTGAACTGATTCAAGCAACTGACTCATGACTTCCGCTTTGTCCTTGCTCAATGGTTTGAGCAACTCAGCCATCGTTTCCTTGCGTTCCATCAAATCCCTTGTTCTAGCAATTTCTTGCTCCTTGGATTCAATCACCGCCTGCTTCTCTTCGATGGATTTCGTGACTTCGTTAATCTTCAGCATCTGCTCATCAACTACTTTTAATAGTTTAGCAGTCTCGCTCTTCTCATTTAGGTAAGAAGATTGATATTCTGAAGCGAACGCCTCGAAAACTCGTTTTCCAAAATTGATCTGTCTAGCAGCAGTGATGTCTTCTTTCAACTGAGCCAATTCCTCGCCCAATTTCTTAGTCACTGCGTCTTCCACAACTTTGGCGGATTTAGTAATGAAAGCCTCTTTCAATTTCTTCATTTGAGCTTTGGCCTCTTTCACTAATTTCACTTTTGTTTCCACTACACCTTTTTTGTCTTCGTGGAATTCTTTGATCTCTCTAGCAAGTGCGCCCACTACGAACTCTTCCAATTTAGAGAAGTTTTCGTGTACGCTCTTCCTGTCAGCATTGAGTTCCGTGATCTCTTCTGCCAATTTCGTCATCACGAATGATTCCAATTTTGCAGAGTGTGCGCCCACGTTTTCCTTGTATGCTGTTTTTTCCATTGCAAGTGCTTTTCTGTCTTCAACGAACTTGGTGATCTCTTCGCTCAACTTGTCGGTCATCATCTTGTCGATGGCTTCCACCATGTTGTTTTTGTCGTGCTCGTATCTCTTAGCGAATTCTTCTCTAAGCTCAGCAGCGGCTTGCTCTTTGTTTTCTTTAACTTTGTTGTCCCATGCTTCTTGGATGGTCTTTTGAGTTTCTTCTCCAATCACGCCTGATTCAACCAGTTTTGATATTGCGTCGAACATTATTTTAGGTCCTTTATTATGTTGGTTAGCGCCTCTTTGAGGTACTTCTGTGCTTTTTTGTCATCTCTAATCTCAGCAGCCAGACCCATTGCCTTATTTCCGCCCCTTGTATTCAACAAGTGTTCGTAAATCGCAGTTGGGTAAGCACCCGGTGCCGAAGGTTGAGCCACTACGTCCACTGTGATGATCTCGAAGTCACTGACTTGCCCGCCACCGTATTCCGAAACGTTTCCAGAACCGCGGCTTGACACGCCCAGTTTGACCCCGGACTCTAACATAGTTTTCACTAGTTGGCCCATTGGTGTTGGCAGGATCTTCATCTTGCCGTATCCATTTGGACCGTCCATCCACATCTCGGTAATCATGTGGCTTACTCGGTCCAAATTAATTTTTAAATCATCGGGATGATCCACTTCTCCCAGAACGCTGTAACCCGACGTGATCTGATCGTTGAGTGTCTTTACCGCAGTCTGTATCTCTTGGATTGGGTATACTCTCTGATTGGCATTCTTGATGCCGCCCTGGATGCAAATCCCCTTCATGTAGAGGTCCTTGCCTTCCTTGCCTTCGTGCAAGACTTCCATCCTGGCCTGATCGTAGGTCAAATGTTCTCTAAGGTACAATGACATGTCGCTCCCGTGTTTCCTCTATTATCTCTTATTTGCCAGAGATAGTAGATTTTGCAGATTTGTCCGAACCATCGGCCATGTTAGCTTTCACTGGTTTAAGAGTGGTTGCTTTGTCCTTGCCTGGTTCGTTTTCAAATTTTGCTCCCATAGCTTTTGGCTTGGCAACAGAAACTTTTGCATTATCTTCCGCAGCCTGTGCAATGTTCTTCACAGTTCCGCCCATGTCGTTTTTGCTAGCGACTGGAGATTTTGCAGATTTATCTGAATGGTCAGCTGTGTCAGCAGTTTTCTTGATCTTGTACTCTTTCACAGTTTCCTTCTTCATGTCATCTTTTTTAGCTTCTTGTGCCACAGCAACTTGTGCTTGGGCATCTTGAGCTGGTGCTATTGGCGCTACAGACTCTTCTGATTTGTCTTCTTCGCCGTTGTCACCGTTCATCATTTTTTCGAATTCTGCTTTTAGTTCTTCCAAAGCATCTTCTAAGTCAACGATCTTGTTCTCGATACCTGCATCGGCCTGCGCTTCGTCGCCTGGCATTTCTTCGCCATTTGCTTCTGCACCGTGTTCTGCGTCACCTTTTTCGTCAGCAGTCACGTCGGCTATTAGGTCGTCGGTAGCGTCGCCACCAACTTCTTCGATAGACTCTTCTTCTTTTGAAGCTTCTTCAATTTCAACTTCTTCGTCAACTGATTCGTCTTTTGAATCTGTTTTTTCTGTCTCTTTAACTGTTTCTTCCGCTTTAGCTTCAGTTTTTTCAGTTTCTTTGACTTCTTCTTTCTCGTCTTTTTTCATGTCCTTGGCTTCGACAGCTGTTTCTGTTTCTGCTAGACCTTCGTAGATGTCTCTGGACTTTTCAACAACGATTTCATGGAATAGCGCTTGGGCTTTATCATTCTCTTCGTTGATTAATAATTCAAGCAATTGCTCGAACTTGTTTGTAGATTGTGTCATTGCACGTGCTCCTTTTGGCAAGTTTGGTTTTATACTTTATAAAGTACTCTATTTAAGCAGCCGCCATAATAAAGCAGTACTTTTGGCTGAAAAACGGTGGTTTTTGGTTAAAATTGTAGTTGTATGTTGTGTAACCTTATGAATTCTGTCAATTCCATGTTTTTGAAGTTTTTGTTGAACTCAAGATCATGCGGTTTGAAAGAGATGGGCACAACCACCCTGATAAATTCTATGTTTTGGTAATCTGTCAGCACCCGCTTGGTTTGATTGAGCCAGTTGCCATGATAGGTGGCCTCGTCCTTGCTCTTTTTGTAGTTGCGTGTGTCCTTGAACACGTTGTTGAAATGGAAACTCTTGCCCCGGTCATTGCGAGGGTGCCCTTGGTAGTCAAAGCCCAATATGTAGATTCTGCTGAATTTCTTGTCCGCCGCCATTTTGAGTGCTGTGGGTCCAGAGCTCCACCCCAGGCTGGGCTGGAACCACTTGATGTGGGTCTTGGCAGTCTCGTTCTTGGAGTATTGGTGATTGTAGTTGCTCCAAACTTCGTGTGTCTTGGGATATTCCGTCTCCGCTATCTCCAATATCATCTTGGGGTCCACGGCCACGAGGAAGTCTGGTTCCTCTGTCCTGTACACTGCGTTGCATGCGAACACAGTGCCGTGCTGTTTTAGATCGCTGATCTTTACGCCCTTGCGTGATTCTCCGTTGCCCAATACAAACGCTGTGCTGGACATTATATTAAAGTGTTAGGTTGTCGTCCTGGGTGGCTGGTTGCCCGTACATCTTCTGCACGAATTCTGCCTGCTCTCGCTGGTCCTGGTCGTGGGCCTCGCTGGCCAGACGCATTTTGTTGATGTCTCTTAATTTCAAGCGTGTTTTGCGTGTGTCATCGGAGTCCAACACAGAGATGTCATCTTCTGCATTGTAATTCTTGTTCTGTTCAAATCCTTGCGGAGTATGTGACCACATTTCTGTCAAACGCATAACCTTATTTAATCCTTAGACTGTGGCTCCGCCGCCTGGGGTGGTGCCTGGTGTTCCGCCTGGCCCTGGTGCTGCTGCTGTTGGTGCCGCTGCTCCTGCCTCGGGCGTTGGTTCCTCAAATTGATCTAGGTCCGACTGCACTCCTGCTTGGCTGATGCCCCCGGTCCTCAACTGCGTGGTCTTGGTCTGTTTCTTCTGTGCCACTGCGTTCTCTTCCGCCCACAGCGTGCTGTTGTGTGCCATCTCTTCCTCGCTCAATCCCAAAAATCTCTCCAGTGCAAAACGCTTGCTCATGTATGGCAGCTCTGCCACCTGCACAAATGTGCCCACCCTGCTCTGGTCCATCTCTGTCTGCCTGTACTGCGCAAAGTTCTGTGGCGGGTTGAACTTGATCTCAAATGTGCTGTTGTCTATGCTGTAGCCCTTGTTCTTGATCCATAACTTGAATTCCTCGTCAAATATGGGAGCGATCAGGCTCTGCAGCCTCTCGCAGTACTTGTTGAATCTCAGTTCCTGTATGTAGGCAGTGCCCACCCTGCCGTCGTTGTACTGCTGCGCCCCATCATCCGCGCCAGTGGGCAGGTAAGAGGACGGGATTCTCAATCCTCTGTACAATTTGTTCGTGAAATATCTTAGATCGTCGATCTCTCCCAGGTTGGTACCGCCGGGCAGCGTGTCCACTTTGGATCCTCTGCCTTCCGCTGTCTGTGGGAAGAAGTAGTCTTCGTTGATGCTCATGGGATTGTAGGTGGCGTCGATGTAGCTCATTCCGCCGGACGTGCTGGGAATCCTTCTCTGATTGATCTCGTTCTTCACTCGCTCAACGAACTGCATGGCCAAGTGCGTTGGCATGTTGCCCACGTCGATATAGAACACCCTACGCTCCGGCGCTCTCTGCACCCTGTAGATGATGATCGCGTCTTCCAATAATTCTTTCTGTTTGTAGACCTTGAACACTTGCTCCAATACCGATTGACCGAACGGGAAAAGATTGTCCATGCCATCGGACAGGCTCATGTGCACCACGTGTTCGGCCTCGATGTTGTACTGGTTCATGGTCCTGTAGAACCTGCCACCGGACCCACCGGTTGGGTAGCTGGTGTTCAGCCCCTGTCCCGCACCCGCGTAGCCTTGCTGGTATGGACCGGTGCCCGTGGTGCCGCCATACAATTGGTTGGGCGCTATCTGGGTCACTGACAATTTCTGTAGGTTGGGGTTGATGTCTCTGATGATGTACTGCTCCGGCACCTTGCCCTCGCTCTCGTTCACGATGATCCTGTCTATCTTGGCTGGATCCATGTACAGCCACTTGGTGGTCTCTGGATCCCTCACGAAGAAGCAGTCGCCGTACTTGAGGCAGTTCCTGAATATCCTGAAGATCCTCCTGCCAAATCTGTTGCTCTTGGTCCACTGCTGCAGGGCCTTCTTCAATAGTTTG